AATGCCACTCATAGCCACAGGGCGTATCATTGCTGTAGCAAACACACAGTCCTCTACTGATGTTGGTTGTATAGCACGGAATAATCTGCGCATAGCAGGGCTTTCTCCTTGGGTCACACCCAACACGTCACCTCTTGCCAACAACGCCGCTGTACGGGCATCTGTGCGCGGATAATCGGCCAATTCTGTGTGTGGATCAATCTCAAGCAGTTGTGATAATCCTCTATTTGCCAGTACGTCTACTTTGAGATGTTCTAGATCTTCTACTTCGTATTTGTCAAGTAGTATTTGGTTGTCTTGTGATATTAGTGATTTAGGTAGTTGCCTAGTGAACATTACGATGCCTCCACAGTGTTTTGATATTGCTCTCTTCTTGCCCATGAGCTTGCGTTCTATACGACGAGCTTCTTTGGGATCAACTCCTACTGATTCGTAGGTAAAGTTGCGTGGAAGATTACCTGTGGCTCCGAGTCGCTTGGCAGCTTCTCGGCGGGCTGACTTCTCCTTGTAGGTCACGTAATTGCTTAACCTTGCCGTCTTGCCTGGCCATTTTTTGAATATGCGTTCCATTACTTCCGTCTGACGCCAATGTTCAAAGTCTATATCAACATCTGGCAGGTCGTCCCTCATAGGGTTCATAAACCGTGCCACAGGTATGCGCCACTCGATAGGATCAACATCTGTGATGCCCAACAAGTAGCAGACTAGGCTCGACCCTGCTGACCCACGTGTCATGTGAGTTAGGTCTGAGGTAATGTCTATGATGTCGCAGATTTGTAAGAAGTAATCAGTGAATCGCTGAGAGAGAATGAGCTCAAATTCTTCAGCTAAACGATTTTGATAAGTGTCTCCGGGTGGGATAGGCCTTTTAAATCTATCTAATAGCCTCTGTATGTTTTCTAAATCCGTTGCCATTGTAGCCTCTTTTGTTTTGTCATTGCCTAGTCGTTGTTTCCAACGCAAGTTATTTAGCAATTCGAACAGGCTGGGCTTTGGGAAATTTGAGTGCAAAAAATGTTGCGGCACTGCTGTCATCAGTTTCAACATAGATGTCACAGCGACAGTAGATGTCTTCCGGAAGTGTCGGGCTGTTGCTTCTTAGCAGTTTCCATTCCCAACCGTTTGTTTCTATCAACTTGTATATTTCTGTGCCGAGTTCTCGTTGGATCCACATGTGTTCCATACTTGTGCGAGCATGACTCCATTTGTATTCACAAGTGCTTAGATAGTATCTCAATATTAATCTCCTTATACTTTTGCAATAGCAACTATACGTTCAATCAATCTTCCCAATCCATTTTGTCTCTGCGGTGTGAGTAATTCTCTAATACCCAAAGGTTTAAAATCATCAACTGAGAGTTCTGATACTTCTTGTTTAGGACAATCATTTACAATATCAGTAACTAATTTTGCTGTGCCCTTTGTAATAAATGAATCAGCATCGGGTTGATAACGCATAGTGCCTTGTTTGGTGCAACCACCTATTATCCATAGATTACTTGCACAACCATGTATTTTATTTGTATCTGTCTTTGCTACATCAGGTAATGCTTCTACTTGTTTTGCAAGATCTATAAGATAGGTTAACTTGTCTGTTCCTTCAAGCAATGAGATATCATCAGCAGCTGACTGTATCTTATCTTTGATCATCCTACAAATGCTTTCTCAGTTACAAAAGTACCGGGCTGTTTATTTGTGCCTTCTACAAATTGATTATTTTCAAGAATCTTTTTTATGTCGTTATTGAATGCAAGACTACCACATAACATTACACGATCAATTTCCGTGTCATGATCTTTTAGTACAGGGCCATCTTCCATTAGTAATTGCACACGACCTTTGAATCCTTCGTAGGTGTTGTCTTGTGTTACAGTAGGATAAAAGTCTGCACATGTATCAATAAATTCACTGTAGGCTTTTAGTTCATCTGGTGTACGCACAGTCCATGTAACTCTTAGGTCTGGAAACTTTTCGTATGTAGCACTGTCTCTCATTATGCTGATAAAAGGAGCAATACCTGTACCTGTGGCCATCAACCAAAGTCTTGCGCCATCTGCAGGCTTTAGATTGTCAAGTACAAGTGTACCACTTGGACGATCACTTACTTCAATCTTATCGCCAGGTAGAATCTTTTTCAATTGGCTGGTCAAAGGACCGTTGGGTACTTTGATTGAATAAAACTCAAGAAAGTCATCTTCAGGTGCTGATGTATAAGAGTATGCACGTTTGATTCCATTCAAGCCCACCATAGTAAACTGTCCTGCTTTGTATGTGTAACCTTCAGGCTTTTCAGTTCTAAAACTAAACAGTTTGTCTGTCCAATGATGAACTTCTGTAACTGTTAGTAAATTATTTTGTTTTTTTAGATTGCCAAACTCTTTTTTATATTCTATTTTATATTCTTCTTCTGATAGAGAATGCCATCCTCGACAACTGTCAGGTGATCTTCCGCATCCGCAGGTCATTGTATTTTCTCTCTTTCATATTCAAAATTTTGACACAATGTTCCTTTACGCAAAAATACAGCACCGTTGCGTAAATGAAAACGTTCTGCCATTTCGGTGAGAGGACTTAGAGTTACAAATCTTGAAATGTCTTCTTTTGTTTGTTTGATATGACTAGCAACTTCATTTACAATTTGTCTGCCAGCACCTTTGTCGTAACTCCACACAGTATAAAACATTGCTGTGTTTGGATTAGTAGTTTGTTCTAAATCTTTTTCTGTAATAGCAACACCGTTAGTATAAGCTACACAGATGACTGCTCTTGCCCCGTCAAAAAATACTGGATCTTGTTCAGCATACTGATCATCATAAAGCACATACACTTCTCTACCATTTTGTATTCTCCATTCTGCAGGAAGTTTAGGCCTTACAGGATCGTCTTTTACTAAAGGATATACTTGTTCTAAGGTTTCAAGTTTTTTTAACATATACTATTTTACTCCGGGTCCAAATTATTTAAGAATTGTTTAAGTTTCGTTGAGTCAGTTTCTGCACGTATCTTGCCTACAGTATCTCCTTGTGCAGGATCTGCGTTAGGATCTTGTTCTGTTTGAGCACCTGGCGTGCTAGTTCTTTTCAAACTGTCATATATAGTTGACTTGCGTTTATTAAATTCTTGATAGTCATCATCTTCTGCAAGATCTCTAATACGCAAACTGTCTACATCAAATTCAAGATCAACTTTCGCACCAACACCGCTACTACTTCTAGTTTTCATCAACTGTATCTGATATCTACCACGCTCACGCATTGCTCTACTTGTAAAGATACCAATCACATTGTCTGCTGTTTGTATCTTAGATAGTCCTCCTGAGATGTGCGAATGATCAAACTCAATTTCTTCTACAGCACCTCTATTCAACTGCGCCGCTGTAACAAATACTGTATTCAGTTCCATAGCTAAGTTTCTAAGTTCTTCTGAAACATATTTGTCTTTGATAAACAAGTTCTCTGCACTAACTTTCGCACCATTTGGCATAAGCAGATCTAAATAATCAATTAGCAGTACATCAACTTTTTTGCCTGTTTTAATTTCATATTCTTTAATATAACTTCTAATGTCGTTTGGCGTCTTGCCACTCGGCATATACTTGACTTGGAATGCACCCGACTTTTTGCCAATCATCTTAACTTTCATTTCAACATCATCGATATTCTTAAATATATCTCTTGTTGGAATGTCAGTCACCATTGCATCAACACGCATACTAACCAAGTTCTCTGAAAGTTCAAGTGTTAGATACAACACATTCATTCCAATGCTTGCCCAGTTGACACCTAAGTTTGCCAAGAACAAACTCTTACCTGCACCGGATCCTCCAGCAAATATATTAAGCTCGCCTCTGTTGAATCCACCAAACAATTTCTTATCAAGGCTTGCCCAGCCTGTGCTTACTTGTCCGTTGTTGTCTTTGATTGCTTCAAGTCTTGCTTTGGGATCTTTCCAATAGTCTGTACCAAGATCTTTTTGTAGTCCAATCTGTACAGCCTTCTTGACCAAGTCTTCAACTGGACCATACTCACCTTTTTCAAGTAAGTCGGCACCTTTGAGTATTGCCGCTTCTAATGCTTTATGCCTACTGAATGTTTCAAACTCCAACAACAGCCAATCTAAATGTTCTTCTTTGAGCTGTCCTGGATCTTTTAAATCAGACTTTGTTGCAGCATTGATCATATCAAATGTAGGCATAGCATTATGCTCAGACACATAATTGTCTAAGAATTTTGCTGCTTCTTGCAATCGTCTATCAAACGCAAGTGGATTAAATACGGTTTGACATCTAACAAATGTTTCTGCATCTGTCATCATCATTTCAAGATATACCTTTTGTATATCATACCCGTAATCTGTGTTTTGTCTAGTTGCCATTTACTGTCTTTTATCTTGTAGCCGTTTCCATGTATTGTGTAATATATAAAACCATACACCGTTAATACATGGTTCTATTATAGCATCTATTGCCGCTAAGTCAAGAGCTGCTCCAGTAATTATTCTATTACAAGCCATTGCTATAGCGATATGACCCACTGTATATGTTACAGCGAGTGTTAGACTGCTTCCTCCTATTAACCTTTTAATTAAATTAAATATACCTATTTTAAATTCTGTCATGCGTATTCTGCCTTTCTGAACCAATTTTTGGCTCTCAGCCTAATCTTTACTGCTGATGTTTCAGCGGCACTGACTATGCTGTGTAATGCATACAGACGTCCGTGTTTCTGCACAGCGTCTCCTACATCGTTAATATCACTTGTCCATTCGGGCATGCTTACTCCCCATCCAAGCTCTATGGCTTGTTCAACAAGTTTAGATCCTGCATCATCTCTATCAGGGACAACTATCACAGGTCTGTTTAGACTGTTTATGAGCAATGCTTGTTGATCTTTAATTTCACTTCCTAGCAGTGCTACACCTTCTACATGGATTGCATCAACTGGACCTTCTACCACAACAACAAAGATTTTGTTTTCTCTTTGGTCATCCATATTAAACACATAGCCTGGTTGTTGCTCGCTGAGATACTTTGGGTTTTTGCCTTTCCTAACAGTACGTGCAGTCCAACCTACTACTTCGCCTTTGTTGTAGAAAGGAATAATAATTCTGTCTCTGTAACCAAGTTCAGGTGTCCAATAGAAGTTGTAGTCGTCAACATACAAGTCTCTTTGCTTCATGTATTCAAACACTGCCACAAGATTAGGATCAACTCCTGTAGGTTCAAGGGCACAGTAGTCTGCCCAATCATTTACAGGTCTTGAGCTTGCTGGTAACGGCACAGTATGAAACTTAGGCAAAGCGACTAATCGTTTTTGTATTTCGGTGCCTTCATTCTCTTGCATTACCTGTAGTGCAAGTTTGTTGATAATATCATCTGGTGCGTTCATCCATTGCAGGAGTTTGCGCATCTTGTGTGATAGATTACGACCTGGTTGCCAACTGGCTTTGAAACCACAGTTGAAACAGTGATAACTTACACCTTCTGCACCGTTAGAAATTAGTCCGCCACGCTGTCGTGTATCTGCACTTGTACCGTTGTGATGACAGCAAGGTGCATTAAACGAAGTCCAACCACTTGGGGTAGTCTTGCGCTTTGAAGGCAAATGTGCAGTTAGTGTTTCCAAGACAATACTCATAGTTTAATTATAGCAAACTACGTGTAAAATGTCAACTAATTTCTTACCAATATTTTAGATATTGTATTTCCAGGATTAGCAGTTGTTTTGAATCTTAAATGACTAAACACACCATTAAAGTTTACTGGTGTCGGTTCTGTTTCGTTAGACAAACTTACGGTTGTAATATCAGCCCATGCTGTATTGTCAGTAACTTGATTTTCTAATGTTGCTTGAACAACAACGTCTCCTACATAACTGTCGCTGTATATAGCTGCTGTATGTAGAGCTTCGTTACCATTGATTGCAGGTTCGGCACTGATACTTTCGCTTATCCAATAGTTATCATCATCGTCTCCTGCGTTACCTAGTTCTTCTGTAAACTGTGTGATGTTATATGAATTTTTTGGTCCTGGAAATGCATAACTGTCTACAAATATAGTTCCGTTATTATCAAAATGACTGTCCACATATGTAAGTTTTTTTGTATTAGCACTGTCTACAATATAAATGTTATATTTAAGATACTGTTGTTTTATATTTAATAAATCATTTTCAGTCACAGTTACAGTAAACAATCCGCGAGATGCACTACTATCGTCAAGTTGATTGATAGTACCGTCATGTTCGATTACAAGGTTATTGTTTTCATCGTAGGCTACAAACTTTGGTGTGTAAGTTGCAACATTAATTGGTTTTTGATCTGCATTCAAAAGTCTGAATTGTAGGACATTGTCTATGCCTCTATATACATGTAATTGTCTTTGGTACACTGGTCTATACTCCGTGACGAATCCTGCGTCATTTGCTGTTATTGTTACTATGTTATTTACTAAATATCTAGGTGTAAACTGCATAAACATATTTATCGGAAACAATGTTAAGAAAAGAAATAGAAGAAAACTATCCATTTATAAGCGTGGTCACGTATGGTGGCCAGGAATATGTTGGAATTATTACTAACCAAGATCAATTTGTTACATCTATGTTAGTATATTCTAATCTCCGTAGCCTAGCTGAAAAGAAAAAATTTTTAGAATTAGGTGAAACTTGGTGGTATGAATCTAATAGACTAATACCTATTAACATATTTTTGCGTAATGATATTGAAGCCTTTAAATATTGTTTGGTTACAATGAATTCAAAAGATGTTAAAATAAGTCTTGGACCTACTGTTAACATAAGCAATTTGTCAGTAAAAAGAGTAAAAAGAAAAAATGTTCAGCTAATAAGAAAGCCCAAACGTTAAAAAATATTCATTTTTTTATATTGCAAGTAACTAAAATAATCTACAACTAGAAACTGCACCAGAACACCTAAAGGTGTTAAATTAAAGCCTAACAAAAGGAATGGAATAACATATATCCATATAGCAATCCTGAATATATATCTTAATGCAAGGTTCTCAGGTACTATCCAAGTTAGCCAAGGACCGGGATCTTTTAAAGGTTTCTTTCCCCTAAAATCTTCTACTTCCCACATCATTTTGCTATCCAAACATTGTTAGGACCAACATCGTACGATCCTATCAGCTCTTTTACGGCTTTGTTAACTCCGGGGTAATCTATATCATGGCCTGTAAGCAATCCATTATTTTTTATTTTATTTTTGTAGGCTAATATATCTCTAGAACATCCTTGATAACTATGATCTGCATCTATAAAAATTAAATCTACTTGCGGTATTAGATTTGCTAATAATGGACTATTCCCTTCAATTGCAATTAATCTTTCCCTGTATTTCTCTTTTACTTCATTGTTATAAAATTGATTTATATTATTATCTATAGCATAAATTGTGAGGTTGGAATTTTGATCTAACAAATGAAATGTAGTTCTACCGTCTCTTACACCTACTTCAGCCATTGAAGTAAAATTATTTTTTTGTATTAGATTACAAAGGAAATGACGCCTATTGCTTTTGCCACTCCATTCTATAGTCATAGGTATATCTAATAAATCTTTACGCTTTGACATTTAAGTCCTCACAGATTAAATTCATATGCACAACACACGCTATTGCATAAGAAACAGCGTGTGCTTTCTTAAAATAATATTCACCGTTTGTTGGTTTTATCCAAACTTCTTTCATTATCGTTTGCCAATCTTTGTCCGCTAGATGTCTTTTGGCTGGACGAATTATTGCTAGGGTCGCCGCCAATTGTTCTACCGAGGTAGGTTTCAATTGTTTCAATAGATCGCTGTGACCGCTTACGTGAAAGACTTGATCGACGAAGTCCTGATGCTCCAATAGTTCCCATAGTGGCTCCTTTCTCATTAGGCTGATTAAATGTGTCTCGTCTTTTACATCTTTGTAAATAGACACATTTAAAAAATCTAATTTAAAGTATCCCCTGTCTTCTGCTGTTTTGTAATCAATAGTAGATAAATTATCAATTGGGTTGTGTGGTATTTCTGTAGCATACACGCCAGTATTATGTTTCTTTCCTGTGTTGAGACGAGCAACTCTATGTCTAATTTTTTTAAGTAGTATTTTTCTATCTGCAAAATCTATATCAATATCTGGCATTACAAATTTGCTTCCTTAACAATCTCTTTTACAAGTTCTATATCACTTGGATTGCGTTTAAATCTCATTGACCAATGTTCTGGATCCATAACATGATAAATCATACCTAATTGTTCATCACTAAACTTACTTAACATTTCCTTTCCGCTCTTACAGTTAAGTATTAACCACGGCGATATCTTTCCGTCTTTGATATGCCACACTGCTCTGTTCAAACTTACATGTGCAAAATAATGATTCCACGGTGCAGGTTCGTTTTCTTCAGCCCATTCCATCATTGTATTTACTGAACGTTCAAGTGCAGTTTCAACTCCTTCTTTACGAATAAGCTCAATAGCATATTTTTCATACATTTCTTCTCTACACCAATGATCAAGTTTTACTCTCGATGTAACAACATAGTCAATATATTTTTCTGGATATAACGGTTTAACGTTTGATATAAAACTTCCAAATTTTACAAATGCATTGTAATATTGACTTTTGCAAAATTCTTCGTAAGTTTTATCTTTTTTAGATCCTGCACTAAGTTTGTAGAACTGATTAAAAGCGTAGTACCCGAGTTGTACACGCTTTTCATTTTTTTGTAGATGTCTGCGTTTCTGTTCACACATATGAACTGCAAGAGTTTTTTCTCTTGTGTATCCTGTGTTACAGTATTCGCATATGTAGGGTTTAGATGTCGACATCTTTTTTATCCATACCGAGTGACTCGGCATACTCTTTGATTTCTTGTTTTGTAGATATTGAAGCAAGTAATTCAACCTCGTCTTTTTTCATATTAGGAAAACGTTCATGTAACCATTTAGATATTTTTGAATTAGCTGATTTCTTTTGTTTCATTCCAATCCATTCATGAAATTCTAATTTACCTGTGTTACCTGCTTGGCACAATAGTTGCCATTGCAGTTTAGGGTGTCTTGTACCAAGTACGTTCCAATTTTTATTATAATATTCATTTGTTTTAAATATAGCAAGTTCTTGTTTTTCTCGATTGCCCTTTATACTTGATGCATATCTGTTCATCAACCAGAAACTTATTTGTTTGCGTTCTTCATCTGTAAATTCATCCCATACAGATTTTGCACCCATATCAACTGCTGCTAAGATATCTTTTAATGGAAGTTTTTGTTGTGCCATTGCTTTACATCCTCTGGTTCATTAATTTCAATGCCGTTAAAGTCTACACGCATACAACCTATATCCCAACCTGCTTTGAGCCAGCGTAGTTGTTCTAGTTTTTCTATTTGTTCTTCTTGTTCAATATCGTATGTCATATATAATTCTAATGCATCTTGTTGATATCCATAAACTCCTAAGTGCCAATCACCATAACCAGTCATTCCACGACCGAACCATAAACATTTGTCACCGCTACGTACTAGTTTAACACTGTTTGGATCATTTTGCAAGTCTTTTTTCATCTCAGTGTATAGGGTTGCAATAGGATAGTTGTCCAAATGCTGTAGACATGTCTCAATCATGTTTACGCTTACATCTGGCATGTCTCCTTGTACATTTATAAATTGGTCGTAGCTTCGTAAAATATCAAATTTATTAACAGCGCCTGCGCATCTTTCAGTTCCGTTATCGTATTCCTCATCATCTAAGTAACAACTAGGTCCAATTTCATTATATATGCGTTGGTCATCTGTAAGTACATAAGTGTCATAACCACTGTCTACACAAGTTCTGTATACACGTCTAATCATTGAAACACCATCTAATAATGCTAAAGGCTTTCCCGGAAAGCGTGTGCTTTCGTATCTAGCCGGAATTAGTATTGCTGTTTTACTCATAGTATGCTACTGTATCACTTTTTCTTTTATCTATTTTATAACCTAAATTTTCAAACCAAGCTAACACATGATCTGCTTCGTTTCTTTTATTTTCAAACAGAACTACAGGTTTATATTTCTTAATAGTCTCTTCTGCTCCTAAGCAAACCTTCATTTCGTAATGCTCAACATCAATCTTTATTAAGTCAACATTGGTAAAATTGAAATCGTCTAATCGCTTAATAGTAACTTTAACTCTCGGATGATCCTTATATTCTTCGGTATTATATCTTGTTATGCTACCGTGCTCAGGATGTTCAATTCCGTTAGGCAGTACTATTTCAAGAACTTCTTCTTGGTCGCCTAGGCCTAAATTATATTTTTCTGCTTTGTCTGAAATTTTATCAAAGACGCTAGCGTTAGGCTCAAATGCTATTACACGTTCAAATTCACTTATAAAAGGATTAGTAGTGTCTCCTTGACACGCACCTATATCCACATAAGTTCTTCTATTTTTTACATGTGGCAATGCCCATTCACGTATTTTTCGTTCACTCATTTAATAGGTCCTTTATAATTAAATGCTACAATGTCTTTTACTATCTGTTCAAAGTCTTCTAAACGTAGCATGTTAGGACCATCACTCGGTGCTACATCAGGGTCAGCATGTACTTCCATAAAAAAGGATTTGATCCCAAGAGCAGCCCCAGCACGAGTGATCCCAGGCACATAATCACGATTGCCGCCACTACTATCACCCTTGCCTCCTGGTTTTTGTACTGCGTGAGTAGCATCCAATACGATAGGAACATCAAAATTATCAAGCATATACTGTAGCCCAGTGAAATCCACAACCAAAGTGTTATATCCAAAACTTGTACCTCTCTCAGTTATCCAAACTTCTTTTGCACCTTCTGTCTTTGATAGTATACCTTTAACGTCCCATGGTGCAAGAAATTGTCCTTTTTTTATATTTACAATTTTATTGGTCTTACATGCCGCTTGAACAAGATCAGTTTGTCTGCAAAGGAATGCAGGAATTTGTAATACATCTATTACATCGTTATAATAGGCTGCAATTTTTAATATTTCGTTTTGATTATGCACATCAGTTAATATTTTAAGTCCAGAAATTTTTTGTTTTAATTCACGGAAGTCTTGCATGGTTTTTTGTAAACCTTGTCCTCGCTGTCCAGATATACTTGTACGGTTGGCTTTATCAAAACTTGCTTTAAAATAGTAATCCATACTATTTGTGTCACATACTCTTTTGCACTCTGTAGCAATTTCTAAACTTTGTTCTAGTGTTTCATGTTGACAAGGGCCTGCTATTATTTTCATTTCTTATCCTTTAGTTTTGGGTGTTTAGTTTTGTCATTGTAAATATCTCCTGCAAGAGCTTGTATTTGCTCAACAAGGTGTGTAACATATTGTACATCATATGGCTCGCCTGGTGCTTTTTTATATTTTTCTCTATGAGCATGAATAGCAAGTCCATGCATTGCTGAGACTTTATCCATCAGTTGTTGAATTGTGTGTTGCATTATACTACTCCTTTCGTTAAACAGTATGCTTCTACAGCTTTTTTCAAATATCTTTTTAAAACAGGATTACGTTTTGCTTCTTCCATCATGTCTTTCCATTCATGATATCCAAATAATTCACCTGTGGCTCGTGCAATGGCTGTTGGTTCTCCACCAACAATCCATCTTTTTATTTTGTTGTGTGGCGCATCTCTGTAACGTGCATATGTTATACCGTCGGCATGTTCGTATATTAAAGCCGCGCCTGGAATTAATTTACCTTTTGATTGCATAATCTAATTTGCCTTTTTTGTTTAGTTGACTATATTCAACCGTCCAATTAAATTTTGCCAACTGTTGATCCCACCAATCTTTGTTTTCAATTATAAGGTGAGCATTTCTACCATCAATTAATTTTTTACGTGCAGGTTTTGTATCAATTCTTAACCAAATATTTTTTTCTGCTAAACGAAAAATATCACTAAGAACTGCATCTAGATAGTGAGGTTCTATGTGTTCAAGTACATCATTACAAAATACACAATCAAATGTATTTTTTAATTGTACTGCAAACATAGATACAGCAGGATCATATCCTACCCATTGTGTATCTGGATACAGTTCTTTTAAGTGTGCAAGAATAGCACCTTTACCACAGCCATAATCTAACGCAGTTTTTACATTCCATGATTTAAAAAAGTTATAGAACTCTCCCAAATCTTTTATTTTACCACCAAAGCCTCTTGGCCTATCTTTTGCGGCATGTAGATGTTTTAACTGTGTTAGATATTCTTGGCTGTACATGTTATTTTTTAGTTTTTGTGCCTTGTGTCCGACGAACAATGTCGTCATGACTAAATTCAGCCCAGTATAGTTCAAAAGCGACACCGTCTTCTAAACCTTCAAACTGGTGAATCTTGCCTGGCTTCACTTGAGTGAAGTCACCTGGTCCAAGGATAGTTTCATCAACTAATCCATCTTGGACACCATCTTGCCAAACACGGACAATCATCTTGCCCGATTCAACAAAGAATCCATTCCATTTAAATTTGTGTTCATGTTCTGAACATTTGAATCCTGCCTTGTATTCAATGCGGTGAAACTCTAGTACACCGTTAGCATGGATCAACTCTGTTTGACCCCATATTTTACCTGCTTTCATTTTTTATGTCCTTTCCTATAATAGTAATCCATAATCTATTGTTTCATTCTGTCTGCTGATATCTTTTACAAAATATGCACATGGAGGATTATCTCCTTCACGCAATGGTACACTTAAAAGTTGTCCGTTTTTCATTTTAGGAAAATACCATTTTACATCATTGTAAAAATTTAATATTTTAACTTCCGCATAATCTGCTTTGTAACTCTTAAGTGGATTAAACATAAATGCTTCAAACCCTCTATCGTTCAAACTTGTCAAAGGCAATATTTCTAAGTCATTACCTGTATGACTATCACCTACAGCAATATGCCAATCAACTGGCATCATTATTTCATTACCATCTATTTCCATTACTATTGCAGGTGAACTAAAAGATTCTAAAAAGATTAACGGGATAAAAAAGAAATCAGGTTCTTTAATATCGCTGTTATCTAGCACTGCAAATCTTACATCTTCATCAAGCTCGTCAGGTAAATTTGTTAGGTTATAACATTTATTATCTAGTGTCAATATTCTCATGTTTTAGTTCCAATCCACTTTTTCTATTGTGAATGGGTATTGTGCTTCCTTATAAAACTTTTTACGTTGAGTAAGGTGCCGCTTCGCAAACTTACAAGTACTTGTAAGATCCCATATTTGTACGAAGTCTTTGTCCTTTGCCTTTCTTACGCCTCTGCCTATTGATTGGATTACTCTAACAAAACTCTTTCCAGGTTCTATTAAAACTAAATTAAATATTCTTGGAATATTAATACCAACGGCCGCTACACCATATGTAGCAATAATGACTTTATTTGTTGCTTCTTGTATTTCATCATATGTGTCTTTTCTGTCTTTAAGTTTCACATCGCCTTTTACAAATGTTGATCCTGGTATAAGTTCTTGCAGTAATTGACCTGCACTAATACGGTCTACAAGTATTAGAGTATTGCCTGAATCTTTAACACCATTTAATAGTTTGCCTATGTATTCAATTCTCTTTTTGTCTGTTACTAGATATTTTAATTCTGATTGATAATCACGAAACTCAGGTAAGTCTACTAGTTGTACCACATTTACGTGACACTGTGATAGCACTCCTTTGTCTTGTAATTCCTTTGCACTAACTTGTCCTATGACTGGACCAAGGCTTGCATGAATACTTTCAAACTCAAATTTTTCTTTTGGGATAGTACCTGTAAGCCCCCAACGAATAGGTGCATTACGCAGGTTACGTGTAAGCAAGTTCTTAAGTACTTCAGCTTTTGCTTGATGAACTTCATCAATAATTATTGTGTTAACTCCGTCGAGGAACTCAGCAAGACTCAATACAGCAGATCCATCCTTGTGCTTTTTATCTAATATGTTTAGACTTTGCCAAGTACAAATAGTGTGAGTCTTACCAAGTTCTTTTCTGTCGCCAAAATATACGCCCACATCAAGGCCACAGTTAATGTAGTCCTCTTCTGTTTGTGTAACCAAACTTTTATTTGGAACTACAACTAGGCTACGCCCATATGGTTCTGCGATCTTACTCAGTGTAGCAGTGATAATAGTCTTACCAGCGCCTGTAGCCACCTCTTGCAATGATTGTGGATTTTGCAAGAAATTGTTAATAACCTCTACTTGATAATCTCTTAATCGTATCGGTTCGCCTTCGGCAGGATGACCTTTTGGCCAGGTTTTGTTACCCCAGAAATCTTCTTCAATTGTATTAAATTTTAAGTCAATAGGAATACGTTGATCATCAATATCTGTTATTTCAACATTATTTTCTAACAGAACTTGCTGTATGACATCAAGGTGATTGACATAGCCTGTACCACCAATACCGAAAAAGTTTACTTTACCGTCCCAGCGGCCAAGTTTGTACTGTGGCATATAACGTGCATATGGTACTTCAAACTTCAAACGATTGGCGATTTTTCTACGTATTTCAACAGGAAGTCCTTCAAGTTTTACATTTACTTCGTCTTGTATTATTATTCTACAAGTTGTCATACTTCATCTATATCCCTAAATCTAAAAGGTGTTGAATCGGAATCATAATGTATAATAAGGTCACATTCATTAATATATGCATCTAGCTTCATATTAGATCTCCGACTACCATACATTAACACAGCACTAGCTCTCCAGTTACTGGCTAACAAAGGTTTTGGTATTTTATTACTACTAATATACACTATTTTGGAAGAATTTGCAAGAGAATTATTAAGTCTTTTATCTTTAATATAATCATTGAATCTTTTATCTAAGCCGTTTTTATTATCTTTTCTAAACATAACACTGCAAGAATCTTCAAGAACTATACCTTTAAAACACTCGTAAACATTTTGTAAAACATCTAAGCTGTCATCGTCATCTGGTATGACAACTAATAATGGAAATCTATGTAACTCTAAAATAGATTCTGCAACATTGTCAATAGTATACTTGGTGTTTTTTACTAATATATTTTGATTATTTCTATTGATAATATTTTTTGTTAGCGGCTGTAATTTATTCACGCTTTGTTGTAAATCTTCCTCGTCAAAGTAGTTAAGGCCAAGCATTTCTTGTCTATCTTTAAACAATGCTAAGTTCTCAAGACTAGGTTCACCTATTGAACTAATAGCATAATCAAATGCTCTATCGTGTAAGTTTTTTAATTTTAAACCATATATACCTGGTACATGATCATTTTCTTGTTGTTTCATTTCTAATAACTTCCTATATTGTTCTTTTAGATCTTCTTGCATCTCAAAGTTTGCCTTCTGGAAGTTGCCTACTATTTTGTAAATATTTTTTTCTGTTGGTTGAATATAATGAGTCTTGTTTGCTTTGTCGTAGCCTTTATTGTTGTGCATTTTGTTAAGGATATCTATATATTTGATCATACTTTTTGCAAATGGAAACTTTACTGCAATCATTGTTTGATCATTTTGTTCTACTAATCTTATAGTTCTTGACCTGTCTATTGAGCGCAATGGTTGCCTTAGGTTATTCATCTTTTCTTCAATTTTCTCAATACCATTTGCTTCAAACTGATCTTTATAATCTAAAATTTTTCTTTTGGCAAGTTCGTATTGCCTATCAGTAAAAGGTATATGTCGCAAGCACTGCTTGCCGAGACTAAAAATAAGGTTACGGTCTGTATTTTGTATAGAAAAAACAAACTTACCTTCAGTCATACCTGAGATGATTTCAATTAAGTCTTCTACTGTATTGCTATTCATATTACTATTATAAGAGATTATAACTTAGAAGTCAAGAGTTTAAGTGGCATTCCTTCAGAAATTTCTTCAATTGTAAATTCTGTCCATGCGTAGTCGTTAAGCCATTGTGTTCTATCTGGCATTAGAGGAGTTTCTATATTCTGTAAAGAGTTGATGTCATTGGCAACATCATATGCAAGACTGTGTGTGCTTACAAAAGCAGGAACACCCTCTATTACACTGTGTATGCCTGGATTGCTAGAATAACTTACAGTGGCCCATATATTGTTGAATCCTATATCAAAATCATCATAAGTGCCGTTGACATGTCTTGGATTTTGTCTGTATACATTTTTAAATTCTTTTTCGATATATGGTAATGCACACCTAGGATGAGGACGGAATACTATAGGTCTTTTTGTATGCTTGCGTAATTCGTCAATAGTGTTTATTACCCAGTTGCTTTGTGTAGGCATACCTTGCCATTGCAAACTTTTGTCATGTTGGCCGCATACTAGAACATACTCTCCATTTGCACACCAAGATCTTAATTTGAGTCCTAGTTTATCTGCACGTTCGCTTGTGTTGTTTGTAGGACCAAAATAGGCATCTCGATTTATTCCATTAATTGCGACTTTCCACGTCGTGCCTCTTTTGATGCCGCCGACTTCGAGTACAATGGTCGGTTTGGATTGTTGAACGTTGCGTTCCCAGATAGCACGGTTTCCAGCCATACGACCGTTGAAAAGTACGCTCCAAATAACATCAATGCCATCATCACCATTAATGACAACATCATGCCCAAGAGCATTAGCGCCAGCGTGAAAGGCGTCAAACACAGGGCTAGAATTAAGTGCGCCATATTGTCTCCGTAAATTAAATTTCATGATTAAATACTCTGTACACTATTTACAAAGGAAGCACAATGGCAGACATAACTGTGGTTACAACATTTCATAAACCGGGATTAGAAAAATATGCGCAAAGATTTTTAAATAGTTTTGCACAACGAGTTGATAAAAAAATAAAACTTCTTGTGTATGCTGAACAGTGCGATCCTGTGAATCCTGATCCTCAGCAAATTACAATTTTTGATCAATTTGAAGCATTACCTAAACTAAATGAATTTAAGTCTAGATGGTCAAATGATCCAAAAGCAAACGGTATTCCACCTGCAGAAATCAAAGCAAGACGACCAAGAGATTGGCATAAAGAGTTTAAATGGAATGCTATACGTTTTTCAAACAAAGTATATGCTGTATTTGATGCTTGCGAACGTAGCTCAGATTGGTGTGTGTGGATGGATGCAGATAGTTTTATTCATAGCGACTGGAATTATGAAGAATTTATAAAATTATTGCCTGAAGATAAATGGCTGACATATGTTGGTAGAGGAAAAGGATCACAAACTTGGCCCGAGTGCGGGTTTTATGGTATGAATGTAAAACATCCTATGTGCAAACAATTTCTTGCAGAGTTTGAAAGATTCTACGTAGATGCAAACAACGGTATTTTTGAATTAGAAGAATGGCATGACAGTTTTGTGTTTGGACATATACTAAATTTGTTAAAAAATATTGATGCTAACGTATATGATTACAGTGCAGATATGTACCTCCGAGAAGCAAAAACAGGTGGCGGCGGACATCCGCTTATTAACGGGCCATTAGGAAAATTTATGGACCATATGAAAGGTGGCCGCAAGGATCAGGGTAAAAGTAAACCTTCAGATATTATGGTAACACGCCAAGAGGAATATTGGAAACGCTAAACATATTGTCGCATAAATTCCCATGCTTCGCCACTAGCAGTTTGATCAAAACTCCAATGACACATAGCAATTCTTTCTAACCATTCTTGTCTAGCAAATAATTTAGGGTCTTCTAATCTTTTCAAATTGCTGTTAGCAACTTCACTGTACATGCTATACTCTTTATCAGGATCCATTTGAAATACAGGTACACCTTCAATAAGACTTGCAACACCGGGACTACTGTTAAATAATACTGTTGCCCAAGCATTTTTAAGATCTTCTTGTATAGGTATATCTTTATTACTAACTGTTACACCGGGAATATCAAGTTTAAGATATTGGTTAGTTTTTCCATCGCCCGGATGTCCTCTAACTACAATAGGTCTATCAGTGTGTTTTTTAACTTGTGTTATTACACTATTACAAAATTGCATCACATCCATACCTTTCATACTCCAACCACCATTTCGTTGTAAACATATTAGGATATGATTGCCTTGCGTTCTATAATCTTTAATGTCTATATTCAAATCTCTTTTTAGAGTCTGCCATCTATCTGGATCTATATCTTTATCAAAGTAAAACCCTGTTTTTCTAAATACACCATCAAACGAATAACGCAAGTAATGATGTGGTTGATTTGATTTGTTTAGATATAAAAATAGGTTACTATCTACTAACAAAGTTCTTTTATTCTTTAATCTTTGAGTGTCTAAAACACGCTGACGCAACTGAAGATGAGGTGCTTGTTTGCTTTTTTGATGCACAAATCCTTGCAACACTGCAAGGTCACAATCAATTATATTAGATGTAAAATGATCTAAACCATCATCACCTTTGGCTTTAACTCCCTGTACAAAATTTGTTAATATTGCAGGTTTTTCAGGTTTGTTATTCCTCGGTGGGATTCCATAATGGTAACTCACTACTTTCATTCACAGTTCTCCATGCAAATCCTGACTCCATTTCTGGAATTGTAAATTGACAATACGCAATGTGTGCCATAAATGCAATCATTTCTTCCTTGGTAGGTATCTTTGGCGTGTCAATATTTTCTATTTGTGTCTCACATACTGCCTCTGCAGCATTAGGACCTAACACTAGTGCAGGCTTACCCTCCATTAGTGCTTCTATGCTTGCAATACTATTATAAGTTACCAAGCAATGAATATCATCTCTTAACGCAGCTTGAATAGTTTTAGATGTAACTCTTTCCGTTCTGTTTGGCTTCAATCTTATTTCAATAGGACGATCTGTAAATTGTCTTATTTTTCTTACTGTTTGTTTTACCCATTGCTCAGGAGACGGTTGCTTAAACATTTCCATTACTTTGAGACTTGGTGGACAAATAAGTATTTTTGTGCCTTTTGTAAATTTTTTAAATTTGTATCCAAATTTTTTGGCTCTCGAATTATCACGTTCAATTATAGGTCCTATGTGTTGTAAATTATTTTTAGATACCCTGTGTATCCATTTTGTTTTTGTGTTACCAAAATATCCTGTATCAACTGCGTAGAAAGTTCTGCCTGTATTCTTACAGTTTTCTATTGCTTTACGACTACCTCCACCAAGTCCTCTTATCAGAAGAGGAGTATCAGTATTTTGTTCTCGCTCCCAGTTAGATAATTGTCCTTGTGATCCAATAGCCATGCTACGTAGAATAGGATCATAATTTAATCCTTGTGTTTTGTAACTTATACCGCCTTCACTGTCGATCGCAACAACTTTATTTCCCATATTATTTTTTACCTTTTCTGTGATACTATCCCAAGTATCATTGTAATAGTAATTATTTTTATCAACCATGTAATTTAGAATAGATCTGATTATATCTTTTTTATCGTCGTCTAAACTATCAAATTCTGCTGGTTTAGATACTTTGGTTTTTTGTTTTTGTTTTGTTAAACTTCTTTCAACCAAAAGCCAGTCAGCAGCGTATTCACATGTTTCGTACTCTTTGAACCAGGGTCCACCTTCTGTATAATGAAGTGCAGCCGGGTGTCCATCTTCAGGAGATTTATACCAACCTACAAGCCAGTTCCAGTCGTGCCGTATTTTTCCAATTAATGAATCATCTAACCAACTAAATCTGTGCAGATATTTACCTGTAGTAGAAGGATTGTTTACAAGTTCTTTGGTTAATTTTTTGTTAGCCGGATGACTACAGTTCCATAGTACCATACTGCTCCAATTCTTTCGAGGATATTGAACCTGTTGTTTCCCATCCATTTTTTCACCTTCTGTAGGTGTGTAATCATGATGCACACACATTACAGCATATTGATCCTCTGCTTTTTCAAATAATTTTTCAACGCCTACCTTGAATAAAAAATCACAATCTATAAATAACGCCCATCCGTCGAAGTTGCATAATTCAGGAATAAGAAAGCGCGAAAATGTAAATTCAGTAGATCCTAGTTTATCTTCCTCACGCCAGTACATATTGCTTGCTCTTAGTTCGTCTAATTTAAGTGGAATTATTTCTATATCATCCGGTCTCTTTGTAGTTTCAAGTATACTGTGTCTTGCTACTTGATATGCAATGTCTTCACGGCTATCATACCCTATGAATATTTTAATTTTATCTTCGTTCAATGTCTTCCTCCACACAATTTTTGCCGTACTGTATCTCAACAATTTTTAATGGTATTCTATCCTCATTAATCAGTTGATGCCATCTACCAACTGGTATATGCACATATTCATGTTGTTTATATCTACCAACAAGTTCTAAATCAGTACTTGCATTTATTGTATATACTGTTGCTGTACCTTCTGCAACAAACCAATGTTCTGAACGTTCTTTATGTCGTTGCATTGATAGTTTATGTCCTGGCGGAACTGCAAGTTCCTTTACTTTAGTATGATTTTCATATTCATGTATCACTCTATAGTACCCCCAGCTTCTTTCTGTCTTAGGTGCTTTCCATTCTTCTAAGATCCAACTACTGCTATTCTTTTTGTTTTCTCCACCTACACCAAATGCAAATTCTATATTGCTAATATCATTATATGTTTTGTATTCTGGTGTAGTTGTATCAGTTCTATCACCACCGTTGGCAAAAATAATTTTAACTTTACCATTTGTTGCCATTGTCTTATATATAGCACCACATGCACTGTTATCGGAATCATCAAAGCTGATAACTTTATCGACCATTGATAAATTTTCAATTACAGATGCACGTTCTTCAAAAGGCATAAAAGCCCGGCCTTTTTTATTTGTAAGCCATTCATTACTATTAAGACCAACATGTAGTTCGTCTCCTAGTAATTTTGCAGCTTTGAAATAATCAATGTGTCCAGAATGAAGAGGATCAAATCCTCCGGTGACAAGTACTATTGTTTTCATGTAGATATTTATATAAGCACTTTATAAAACAATTTTTATTTGGTTTGTACATAAGGAGATCTATCTCCTGCGAAACCTTTTGGTATTTTCTTAATAGTTCTTTCAGGCCAGCGAAATCTATGTTTACTTTTGTAATGTATTATTTTTGCATGTAGTTGTGTTTTTTTAAAATAAAAGTTGTTATAGATATTACACTCAAATGCTTTTATTTTTATGTTACCTCTTTGTACAGTCGAATTAGCATCATTGCTAGAAACTTGTGCTAATTTATTAAGTTCCACTTGATCACTTACACCTGTCTCACACAATTCTATCCATTGTTTTACAAATTGTTTTGCATTCCTTGTTTTTCTTACAAACACCACGCCAGCATTAATAGGTAAGCCATTTTCGGTTTGTTTTGGCTGTCTTACAGTAACACCTATATCATAATTTCCATATTCTATTTCATCAAATCTTTCCCACAGTATGGTATCTGCATCAAGCCAGGCAACAATATCACCTTTTTCAACTTTACCTAGTGCATCCTGTATTATACTTGGTTTGCTAGGAATTTTAGCCCCTACCTTTGGACTGACTCTTGCTTTAAAAGGTATTCCATAACCTAATCCACCTAGATCATAAATTAAAGTTTTATAGTTTAGTTGTTTACTAGAATCTGCACATTTTTCTACAAACTCTTTAAAGTTAGAGTCAGCTGCTGTAATAACTGTAATCATAGATTAATTTTTTCCTTTCTGTGTAACATGAAATCCACGTTTTTCATTTGCATATGGAAAATTATTAACCTCTAAATATTCTGCTAACACATTTTTATATTTTTTATTTTTGAGATCTGCTGATAACCATAAAAACTGCTGCACTAGGTCTCTATCAAGAAATGGATAACGTGTTTCTATTCCAAAGTGTCCTGCAACATATTCTTCCTTGTTAAGATATTGTATTTGTGTTCCGTCCCAAAAACTATGCCAAGGAAAAAATCCTTCTAATAAATCGGGAAACAATCCGCCGAAAGAACTATGTTTGTAAATTCTTTTGCCAGCAAATCCATAGTCACTAAGTATTTCATCTGCTCCTTGGCCGCTAAAATATATGCGTTGTTGTTTGTTATTTGCATATTGACAAATAGTTGCTAAGCCTACGCTTGCTTGATCTTTTTTAATGTCGTAATCGAAAAATTTATCTTTATAAAAAAAGTCCTCACAACTTTCACGCAACTGCTTTCTAGTTGATTTAAATTGTTCTGGCTTCATATCTATTCTAACAATATCTTTTATTATATTTGATCTTTTGTCTAAAATATTCTGATTTTCATTGTTTATAATACTATATGCAGTAAACTTTTTATTTTGTTTTGTTAATTCACAAGCAATCGCGCCACTATCATATCCACTACTCAATCCTAAAAACATTCCTTTTTCTGTATTGACAGATCTTTTTTTAATGCTTGTTTGGAAGGCAACAATCCAGTCGTCATATGTATTTTTATATTGTTTTAAATCAAATATAAAGTTTTGAAACTCATTTGTTAGTTGATAGTTTTTTAGATTAAATATTTTTGTGGTGTTCGCACTTAGTTTTTGAGCAGTTGAAAACCCAAGTTGTGTAAGCTGGCTTTTATAACTAGCAACAGCAAATCCATTAGCGAAATCAAACCAAAGAGGTTTACAAGCAAATGTATCTGTACTAATGACTATTTTATTTGTAGAAAAGTCTATCAAACATAAGGCAAATTCTCCGTCAAGTAATTTTGTAAATTGCTCACCGTGTTCTAAGTATAAGTCTATTAGACATTCACCGTCAGATTTATAATCACCGAAAGTTTGAAAATTATAAATTTCTCCGTTAAACACACATGCAACATTATTTTTCTGAAAGGGTTGTGAAGTGTATGTGCCAGTAATATGCAACAAATTATGTAAAAATTGTATACCATTTATTGTTTGAATATTTGTAAAGTCAGGACCACGTTTTTTACAAAACTGATTAGATTCCTCTATAGAACCTACGTTTGTTACACCAAACCCACACATTTATTTTTTTACTCTGTTTTTATTTTTTTTATCTGCGCCGTCAATATACATTCCACCTACTGGACCTGGTAACACATGTATTTTAGAAAGCAGCTCGTTTGCACTTATAAATTTATCACCTATTTTCTTAATAGCATATAGTCTCCATTTAGAAATAGATTTTGATGTTTTAGGCAATACTGCTGTATCTATAAATTCATAGTCCGAAAGTTTAGTAATATTTTCCCAAAAAGATAAATCATAATAATATTGACAGTGTCCTTTTTTAGTAAATTCAATATCAGGGCCAATATGTATTGCTATGCCGCCAATTTTTAAACTATTGTGAACATTAAGAAATGCTGTATATTGCGATTCATACGGTTCTACATGTTCTATTGTTCCGGCATTTGTTATAACATCAAAATATTCTTTATACTCTATAAAATCTTCTAACTTTGACAAGTCTTTAGTCAGAGCACCATCCAACCCATTTAAATCTACAGAAATATGATGATAGCCCAATCTAGTAAAATATTCCTTGCCTGTAGTCTCATATATTTTCTTATCTGGTCGGATTACTTGATTTCCTAGTTCTAACATTTTTAAACCATCAATGGAATTATATACTTTGCCAATCTGGTCATTTATCCAATATAGGTATGGTGTCTTGTAACCCATTTTACATGTTCCTTTTTATAAAAAACAAACCGCTTTCGTTTATATGTTTGCCATTTTCATTATTAAATTTTGTTCCAGTAGACAATTTCCTAATAGTCATCGAATCTTCTTTGTTCCAGTCAAATCCTCTATTGTCTAAATGGTCTATCCAGTAATCTTGCCATTGGCAGTTTACGTGATGATGTCCCCGTTGGCCTGGAGTCCCGTGAGTCATAAAAATATATTTTCCACAGCATAATGTATCTAACAAATTACTAATAAATTTTTCCTCTATATGCTCAACTACTTCAATACAATTTACCATATCAACGTCTGTTGTAAAACTTTTTTCTGTTAAATCAATTTTGGTTGTAGGATATACAGCATTGTCTACATTCTGTTGTAGTCCTTCTATTGCAACTGCATTAAGTCCTTGTTCTGAAAACCATTTGGGTGCATGTCCGTATCCGCTTCCTACATCTAGCACCGACTTGATTTTATATTTTTCTATAATATAATTCCAACTCTCGGGGCAAAAAGTGTGTCTATTAACCTCTAGATTGTTTCCACCTAGGTGCGGATGTTTGTCGTCTAATACAACTTTTGTCATAAACTCTCCTTAAACATTTACTTATACAGATTACAGACTAGCGTCTTCCATACCAGCAACTCTGAGCTTAACAACATTAGTAATTTGCCATTGCTTTTGATCAAGTGCCTTAAGAACACCTAACCATTTGTTACGCATAAGAGCAAACTCGTTAATAATCTTTTCATAATCAACAACGTCTGCCTCACCGTCAACGTATTTTTCAACGTCACGGCTAGACAGAGCTCGTTGATAATTTTCAAGATACTTTTTAAAATATGAGCTACGCAATCTACGTAGTTCAATATTTAAATAGTTTAATATTGCTTCAACTTCTTGCAGTTGATTAAAGCGGTGTTCGACAATGCCCGGCATTGCTGCCGCTGCTCGTTCCACATTGCCTTGTAGTTTTACTTCTTTACGAGCTTCAGAAAGTTCGCTGTCAAAGTGAGCTACTGCATCAGGGATCTTAGAAATATCTCTTGATATTTCACTATACCAGCCCATTACCAGTCCTCTTGTTCGTCATCGTATGCATCTTCGTCAACATCAAGATAGTAGTTAATTGCATTATCAAGATCATTACAGTTGCCAAGAGCGTTTTTAAAATGCTCATCATCTGCACCATAGTCGGCACAAACATCAACAAAACGTTCTGCAACAACTTCAATATTTTTCTTGTCAATGCTATCCTTAAACACTGTCCATATGTCAACAATTTGTGATTCATCCATTAACAGGCTCCTCGATTGGTTCTACTTCGTCATCTTGGATATTTACCTTTTCACTTGATAAATTCACATAATCTGACATTACCATATCGAGCAGTTCACCTGACCAGTTTTTGCGATACTCTTTGTGTTCTTCACCTTTTGTATCGATATACTTGAGTCTGTTACCATCTTTGACTAATAAACCTTTCTTTTCAAAAAGTTCTACAAGTCCGCTGTAAGGATTCATACCTGTTTCGTATGGAATCTTAACCTGTACGCCTTCGAAAGGTTTTGCATAACGAGTTTTCATTACTTTACAACCTGCACGAATACCACGCACTTCACTAATCTTATTGCCATCTTCATCTTCTTTTAGTTTCAACTTTTTCATTGCTACTACAATAGATGATGCATAGATAAAGCCTTGACCACCTGAGATTTTATCATCTGGGTCAAACATATCTTGCGATGCGTAAGTGTGGTTAGTACATACAAGTCCTACGTTATGCGAACCAATCATGTTAACTGTGTTACGAACAAGTGAAGTCAATGCCTTAGGCTTACGACCCATATCACCTTTCATATCACCTTTGTTAAACTGATCAACGTCTGTAGGTGTTAACAACATACCTAAACTATCAATAACAAACAATACCTTAGGACGATCTTCTTCATCCATTGCTTTGTAATCTGTCATAAATGTTGAAATAGTTTTTGCAACATCATCAATCATTGACATGTTTAGTTTTAGTAGTTTTTCTTCCGATGTGTCTACATCTAGTGCATGTAGCCAACTTTCATCAAGTGCATTCTCTGAGTCAATTAATACAACAAAGATGCCTTGATCTTGTGCCGCCTTTACAATGTTACCTGCACAAATATATGATTTACCTGCGCCAGACTCTCCTGCAAAAACAGTAACCTTACCCATAGGCACACCTTTATGAAAGTCGCCGCTGATAAGATAGTTGAGTGCATAGTTACCTGTACTAATCCAATCAGTGGGATCGTTAAATCCTGCACTCATGCCTGAAATGGATTTTGTAAGAGCAGTTCTAAACTTGCTCGGGTCAAATGATTTGGCCATTATATCTCCTTTACAAAGTTATTGGGAGGGATTGCTCCCTCCCTGTGCTATTAGTTTTGTTGTCTTGAACGGATCATTGCAAGAATGTCTTGTGCCTTACCATCACCTGCAGGCTCAGCGGCTGGTGCCGGAGTTGCCTCTGGTTGTGATGCTGGAGCAGTTTCTACAGCTGGTGCTGGAGTTTCTGCTTTAGGCTGTTCAGTTCTTGAAGTTGCAGTACCGTTTGAAGATGATACATTTGGATCACCTGTACGTGCTGCCATTCCCGCAGGGCGGAAATACTGACCAAAACGATCAGCATCATAAGCCTCGCCATCAACAGATGCTTCAAACATTTCTTTCATTACCTTAATCTCTACATCAGTAGGTTTCTTAGGTAAAAAGTCTCCCAAGTTAAACAATCCGTTTGTGTTAACTGCTTGCATCTCTGCATCACCAAGTGGACGCTCTCTACGTGCCCAGTTTGATGTTGAGTAGTCTGCATAACCACCTTTGGTTGTTTTTGCAAGACGGAAGTCTACACCAGCAGTATAATCTGTTGGCAGTTCTTCCATGTCTGGATCCATTAATGCCGCTTTGATAATTTGGAAAATTTGTGGACCAATGATAAATCTACGGATTGGATTTTCCGGAGTTCTATCTTCTTGTAATGGTGTATCAGCTACAAAGCCTTGGAATACGTATGAACGTTTTTTCCAATACTTACGACCCATGTCTTCAAGACTTGGATCTTTAAACCAACCGCGTACCTCATTTAAGATATCGCATGTTTCACCATACATTTCCATACATGGAATTTGTACCTGTACAGGACGTGAATCAGTTTCACCTTTGATTCCTGCAAATGGAAGTTTAATCATCAAACGTTCTTTCCAAAAGAAAGTGTTTGACTCATCGCCATCAGGTAAGAAGCGTAGAGTACTTGTCTCTCCTTCTTTCATATTCCAAAATGGGAAAATTGCGTTGTCGCCGCCGCTTGAACCACCGCTTGTGCGTGATTCTTGCTCTTTTAGTTTTGCTCTTATTTCAGCTAATGATGCCATAGTTTTGCCTCCTTATATATTGCCTATTGCATTGTGCCTTTAATATCATATAGCACATTATGTACTATACAATAATATTTAGCAGAAGTCAAGTGAAATCTGCTAAGATCTTGAAATAATTTTACTTTTATTATGCTACAGTAATGCTTGAAGCTGCGACCACGTCCGAACCGCTGATATCGATGTCGTTTGGTCCGATTGATGTTGTTGTTGCACCGCTATCTTTACCAATAGTTCTAATACGTGCTTGTAACTCTGATGCACTATTGATATTTTTATCCATTACTAAGTGTATAACACCACTATTATCATTTACTACAAAATATGCAAGTGGGCTGATTTCTCTTATAATCTGTGCAACTACTTCGTTATATGCATCATCTTCTGCTCTTAAGTCAATTGCTGTGTTAGATGCGTTCTCTACAGTTAGTTTATAGCAAAATGCATTTGGTGAAAACATAGTGCCTACTGTTGTTTTATCTCCGCCCGTAGCATACGAACGTCTTTCTGTTGATGGTATTACTGCCATTTGTTCTCTCCTATATTTTAATTAGTTAACCCAGCTAATTCTCTCATTTGAGCCATTTCTGCATCATGCTCTGCACTTGCTTCTTGTCTCATTTGAAAATCTTCAAACTTGTGCTTAATTGCTTCAATAAAGTCTTTTGCATTGTTTATATATTCTTCACCGTAATCTTTTTCTACTGCTGTTAGCACTGCTGTTTCGCCCTTTGGAAACTGTCCTGTTTCTCTATCAAACAATGAAAGAACAAATTCAGTAACTGGTATCTTTTTGCCGTCTACTTCCATTTCGTCTTCGTCATCGTCTTTGGCTTTTTTAAGTGCCATTGTAAATGCATTACCTTCTTTTTCTTGTGACTGATAGTAATCTAAAAACTCTTTGTGTTTAGGATGTGCTTCCGCCGCATCTGGACTTTTCTTATAAATCTTTAACCATGACTTATATTGTAGATCATCATCCATTTCATCAACTGGTGCATCTTCTAATCCATTTTCAACAACATCGTCTGCCCAATTTTCAAATGCAAAGAAATCATCTGGCATTGTTTCATTACTCACAGCCATATCCATATCGCCGTCATTGTCAGCATCAATCATAATCCAATTTTCACCTTTTGGATCTTGACAGTCATGTGGGCAGTCAGTAGTTGGATTACCAAGAGTGTCTCCACAGTCTTTACATTTAAGTGTTTTCATTCCTTCTTCAATAAAGTCTTCAGGACCAAGTTCTTTTGCTTTGGTCTTTTCGTTTACTAACTTGTAGATATAAGGAAATACATCTTTGAGCTCTTCGTTAAATTGACGAATTGTTAATTGATCAATCCAATTACTTGAAACTTCTTCTGGTACTTCTTCTAGCACAGGTTTTTCAAAACCTTCAAAAGCTGTTTTGTAATGAGTAGGTTTTTGAAGCTGTTCAATTGTCTTTTTTACTGTGTCAATTCTTTCGTATACTACATCCATGTAACCTTGTAAACCTTCAGCCATTACACCTGAGCGACCCATGTAATTTTTGAACTTACGTAGTTTGTTTAGTTCTTCTGAAAGACTAACAATATATTTGCCAAAATCATCATAAGCATTACCGCCTTCGCTTACGTGACGTGCCATTGCTCTTGCACCATTCAAATGTCTATAAGGATATCTAAATCTTTCTCCTTGATCACTTTCAATATAGATTGCTTCTACATGTTGTGTTCTACCATGTGCAAGTTCTTGGTTTACAGGCTTGCTGTGTCTAAGTGCAAGTCTTGCTGTGCCAACATCTTGGTAACTGGTCTTGCTAGTACCATACATCTTTGATTCGCTCATTGTTATGTCTCCAGTATTATTTGCTAAAAATTTATAATCTCTGCGGTTGAGATTTGATTTTGTAATGTCTCTAGTATCAAAATTTAACAGTCTTTTCTTTGCAAAATAGCGTAGTTCTTTTAAAAATCCATACCACTTTTCTTTGGTAAACGCATCCTGTCCTTCAACAAAATTATTACTATACATAACGCTTAGGCTTTTTTCATCAACACTTATACTAATTTTTCCTAAGTTTTTATCACCTTCTTTGAAATCAAAATCAAAAAATCGTGCTTCGTTTGGTACATTAGTTACAACTCCTTCTTCGTTTCCTATTGTAACCGAAGGGAATCTTCCTCTAATTTTGTTAAACAGCTCTTCGCCTATTAAATCCAAGTTTTTCATATTAATATTTATCAATAGTTGCTGCTAATGAAGATAGGCATTGGTGGTTCGTAATCTTCTGCTGACTCCATGCTTTTGAATGTGTTATACACTCTCGGATCCCAATCTCTAAGCACACTCATTATTCTTATAACAAGTAGTGTAGCACTGATAAGATCATCTGTTTCGCCTGTCTTAGCTTTGTAAGTGCTACCTGTAGCAACAAATCCTTTCAGTTCACTAATCATAGCGCCTGAACTTATTTTCATTTTGTCGTTTTCTATCATTGTTTTCAATCTACTACATGCACTAATTTTAGTACTGTGAGTAGTGTTAAACCCTTTACGGAATTTGCGAACGTGCCCTTTGCGCATAGGTTCGCTAACAAACAGTCCGGGTATATTCTCTTCGCCAAAATCATTTATAACAATTAGGGCAGCTTCACCTATTGAATTGTTTTCTACACTCCAATAAATGCCTTGTGGGTTACCTGTTTCATTTGCTATATGATTGCAAATGTCAGCAAGTATACGAATTTGTCCTGTAATAGGTGTAGTATTATGCCGCCACTCTGCAACTTGTTTGTATGTAGGAAGTTCAAACACTTGTATAGCAGCATGATCGCCACCTGTGCCCATTGAAGGATCAAGCGCAATAATATATGTTTTATCTTTTCTAAGTTTTTCATACCAACGTGTTTGACCCATATTCATAATTGGTGTCTCTGGTTCAAATGTTGCAAGTTTAATAGAACTTATAAGAGTTTCGTCAAATACTAGAAACTCACATTCATATTCTCTACGAAAACGTTCTTCACCAATCCGCCCAAGTTCTTCTGACTTCCATTCATCGTCTCTGTCTGGATGTTCACTCCAGTGACATGTGAATGAATGAAATCCATTTACCCCTACATCTTGTTCGTTACCGTGTTCGTCATATTTCTTTTCAGCTTCTTTCCAAATAACAGCAAATGTGTCTTCGTCTGAATTAGGTG